ATGGATCACCTGCTGGAAGCCCTCGGAACCTTCTTCACAGGACTCGCAGCCCTCATCCTCGCAATCACGGCCCTCACAGACCGGAAGCGAAAGAAGAGGAAACGAAGACCGAAGAAGTAAGAGGAGGGGATCGGAACTAGAACTAGTAGCTCCGATCCCCCACCTTCCAGTATCCATGGATCATCATGAACACCAACACACTCAAATACGGCGCCGGCGTCTTCGCTCTCGCCTCCGCCACCTGGTCATTCGCCAGCGGCAATTTCTGGCCCGGACTGCTCGCAGTCATTGCGGCCGGGCTCATCGTCGTGTCCATCATCCGCGATCGGGAAGACTGATGGAGCGCTACCTGTCACGCGCTGAGTTCGCCGAACGCATCGGGGTGCTCACCGGCACCCTCTCCCGCTACAAGCTCCCCGAACCCGACGCCATGATCGGGAGCACGCGCGGATGGACCGCCGAGACGATCGACACCTGGAACGCCGCGCGACCGCGAAAAGGGGGCCGGGCTGTAGAAGATCCAAACCTCAGCTAGCGATTAGAAAACCCCATACCGCTCATAAGAAATACGCGTAGACTCGCGACTGTTGACCACTACAGTGGCACGTATGCACGAACAAGAGGGAGATGATGAACATGCTGCGTCGCAAGCAACATCGTACCCGAGTGGGCCTCCCCCACACCCCGAGGATGCTCACGCCCGACGAGCTGATCGTGATGGAACCGGAGGAGCAGTTTCAGCACTTGCTCCGCGAGATGAACCGGTCGATCCCAGAGAACCCGGTAATCAACTCGAACATGGTGGCGACGAACCACTGACCGCAGAGATCGTAGACGAGGTAACGTCTAGGGTCACGCGTACGTTGAGCCGTTCAGTCCGCGGCCCTATCCCATCGCCCGAGCTCTTCGCTGCGTACGACGCCGACACGCGCGAACGCATCTTGCGGATGGCAGAGGCTGGTTCGTCCGATGAGTCGCGGCGACGTGACGCAATCGTGGAGTCTTCGACCAAGGTAGCCCAGAGGTCGCAATGGGTCACTCTCTTGATGTATTTCGGAGCATTCGCGGGTGCACTCGGCAGTTACGCGCTGTTCCAGTACCCCCTGCTGTCGATAGCCTTCCTGTCTCTGCCTGTCTTCAAAGTCATCGGCGCCACCGTCACATCGTCCGTTCGGAAGCGCGAACCCGACGAGGACGAGGACTAGCGTCGCCCGTTTGGTGGCCCGCTGTGAACCTCGTCCTGCTGCTTCTTGTGAGCGGCATACAGCCGTTCACAGGCGTGGGACAGGGTGTTTGACCATCCGATGAGTTCGCCTCGCAGTGTGACCTTGTAGCGGACGACGCCTGACACACGCCGCAGCTCTATCCGGCCAAACGCTTCCACCTCGTGCGGTGCTTTCATCACCCACAGGGCAGGTTGCGGCTCGTCGGTCCAGAAGATCGGGTGCCACTGGGTCATGCCCCCATGATGAGGGGAGCCAACGACAAAGAACCCCCACCCGGCGCGAGTCCGAGTGGGGGCTTCTGTCAGTTCTGGTCGAGGTCGGGTTCGATGCGGATCAGGCACTGGCCTTTCGTCGGCGCCGTGCGCGTCTCTCCCGCCTGGGTGATCTCGAGTTCGAGGTAGTGTCTTCCCTCGGCCCACGTCCCGTCGAGGGTGTGCGTCACTTCCCCGTTCGTCGCGTCGGTCACCGTGTGGTCGAGCTCCTCGAACACGCCCTCACGGGAGAGGTGGCGCACGAGGAGTCGTACGGTCGCCCCTGTGATGTCATGGTTCACGGTGAACGTCACCGGGAACTTGTCGCCCTGCTTCACCATGTGGCCTCCAATGTGAGTTCCGGCACGGTGGCCGTCAGGTTGAGCGCGTCGATCGACGCTTCCAAGGTCAGGCGTGCAGGCCAGTCGACGGGCGGGGCATCGATGACACCCTGTCCGGTGATGTTGAGTTCGCCGACGCCTGTGCGCGTGATCTCTGCAGAGACAGACGCGGCGCCGTCGAGCACCACGACGGCTTCCCCGGTTCGCTGCACCTCGACCGTTGTTGTTGCCGAGCCGGATAGGCCCAGGTCCCCCGCGCCGTGCGTGTTGACCTCGAGACCGGCGACCGCGGTGCCGGTGACTGCGAGTTCGCCGGCGCCGGCACGTGTCACGGAAACGGTGCGGGTGGCTGAGCCGTCGATGCCGAGCGTTCCCACTCCTGTCCGCGTGATGGACAGAGTGCGGGTAGCCGTTCCGGAGAGCTGCAGGGTGCCCGTTCCGGTGAGCGTGGACGCGCCGACAGCGGCGATCCCTGCCACGTTGGCGCACTGCACCATGCGGGCGCCACGACTGATCGCCGTGTTGTAGTTCGCCTGCGATGCGGCGATGTGCCCGACCACGGGTTTCCCGTAGGAGAGGACCGCATCCCACGCCGACTGTGCGGCGTCGTAGTTCATGCCGAGGATCGACCAGTGGGACTGATCCGCCGCGAGTCCACCGCTCGTCACGTCCGTGTCGTAGAAGTACCCCCACGTCTGATACCCGCGGGCGGTGGCGGCGTCCGCGAGTCCTGTGGCACCTGCGCCGACACCGTAGAACTTGACGACGATCTTCGTGTTGCCACCGTGCGCGTCGAGCAGGTTCAGGAACTCGGTGTTGTAGGTGCCGATCGCGTGCTTCGGATCAACGATCACCACATGCGTGCCAGTGAAGTCGTCCAGGAACTGATCGAGCCGATAGTACGGGCGGGGTGTCCCAGCCGCGTTCAACGAGTTCTGGTACGTCTGCACCTGAGCCCACGTCATCGTCGAGATGTCCGGGAGGCCCGTGGTCTGCGACGTGCGGTTCAGGGATGCGTCGTGCACGCCCACCCACACGCCGTCACTGGTGTGATTCGCGGAGAACTCCAACGCGCCATATCCAGCCAGCGCGGCCTGTTCGTAGGCGTACTTGCTCATCTCGGGCCAGTTGGTCGATCCGCCGCGGTGCGCCCAGGTTGCTCCGGGCGTGGCGAGCATCTGCGACACCGACGAGAAGCCCGGAGGGGTGACGACAGGTGCGGTGCTCGGGATGGCGACCTGCATCGCCCAGCCGTTCGAGTCTTGTGCCGACGAGTAGGTGACCGTCAGGTCACCCGATGCGCCCGCCGTCGTCATCGACTTCTGGTAGATACCGATGGTCTCGAGGTAGTTGGGGATCTGCTCCACCCACCGTGCCCGCGTCCACCCTGCCGGTGACGTGCCGGTGATCTCATCGGTGGCGACCTGTGCGCTCGTCGCCTCTTGCGTGATCGCGACGACGACCGAGCTCGCCGGCGCCGTAAGTGACGGGGCGATGTTCTGGCTGCGTGGCGACGCGCCAACCGTGGATCGGCTGCGTGAGGCACCGACGACACGGTTCGCCCAGTCGCCAGTCCCCCAGACCACACCGAACGTCATCGCGTTTAACACCGACGTGGTGAACGTGGCCGTGTTGCCGTCACCGAGTTGCTTGACCCGCCCCCACATCTGGTTGCGGCGCGTGCCCGTCGTCTCGACAGCCTTCAGCACCTCCCACCCGGCAGGTGCGGTGAACGTCGCCGTGGACGATGCGGACATGAGTGACACGATCACCCATGCCCCCACCGGCACGTCAGCGATGCTCACCGCGGGACTCAGAGAGTCATTCACACGGGTGTACGCGGTTCCCAGCACTGCGGCATCAGCCATGACTACCTCCGATGCCCAGGAAGATCGATCAGCCGACCGAGGTGACGTTGACCATGGGAACCACGTTCACCACTGTCTGACTGGGAAGCGGCCCGGTCGGGGACGAGAGCGCGAAGCCGCCAACGAACGTGCCGCCGGTAGCAGCCGTCCAAATGCCCCCATGCGAGTAGTTGCCGCTGGCGACATCCACGGCCACGCTGGATCCGGACACCACACCGTCGACCGCGCCGCCAGCCCATGCGGTCTGCTTCCGCGAGTACGCGGGAGTACCCCCGGTGGCCTCCGAAGCGCCCGTGACGCCCGGGTCAGCCGTGTGCAGGCTGATCCAGTTACCGCGCGCAGTGACGGCGAGGGCCGCCGCTTCCTTCGAGTCGTTCGTGAAAGCCATGGTCAGCCTCGCTTCCGGTCGCGGCGGAGAGTGACTCGCTGCACGGCCATCTCGACGGAGGCCTCAGCTTCGGGGGCGTCCAGTACGGCCTGGCGCACCAGCGTCACGTCGGCGTAGTCCTTCGGGATGCCGTTCGACACGATCGAAAGCGCGGACGCGGCACCAGCGAGAACCGCCGTGGCGACCGCGCCAGCCGCAGCGAGGCCGACACCGAGAAGGGCATCACCAGTTGTGGGGATCGTGATCGCTGCGATCGGGATCACCGACGCGAGCGACTGGGTGGCGGTGCGGATGAAACCTCGCTTCGCGGCGAGCTTCGTCGCGGCGGGGATGATGGGGTCAGTCATGGGGTTACTCCTTCGATGAGTGGTGTCCTGCACACGCCCGCATCTGCGGTCGTGGAATCGGTGTAGGTGACGGTCCAGCGGCCCGTGGTGTCGTCGCAGTACAGCGACTCGATACCGCGACCATCAGCGCCAGCAGGTCCGGCTGGACCTTGTTCGCCTTGCGGGCCGGGGGTGGTTGAATCTGCGCCGTCCTTGCCAGCGGGTCCAGCAGGCCCGGCAGGGCCGGGGACCGTGGAGTCCTTCCCGTCGCGGCCTTGGGCGCCGGCTGGGCCAGGGACGGTCGAGTCCTGTCCGTCGCGGCCGGGCGCACCCGTTGGCCCTGGCACTGTCGAGTCGGTGCCGTCCTCGCCGTCCTGACCGGGTAGACCGCGGTCGCCCTTCTGTCCTGCTGGGCCGGGCGCGACCTCGGCGGGCGGTTCGCCTTCCGGCTCGACGCCTTCCGCGAGCAGTTGCTCGTACAGGCTCTGCGCGTTCTCCTGCGACGCCTGCAGATCGGCATACATGTCTTGGTTCTCAGCACGGAGCTGCGCGTTGTTCAGCGACACCAGCACGATCGCTCCGAGCACCATGAGGACGATCGCTGCGCCCATGATCTTGTACGCGACCGTCCACGCCTTGGTAGAGATGTTCACGGGGAGCCTCCTACAAGCTGTTGCAGTCCAGATGTGACGGTCCACGTGACAACGCCGCCGATGATCGCGAGCACGGAACCGAAAGCGGCGAGACCGATCGAGAAGAACTGCTGGGCCTTGCCCTTGCGCTGTTCCTCCGCGATGCGGCGTTGTTCCTTCTCGCGGTCGTCGGCATCCGTCTCGAGGGCACGAATGCGAGCGTCCTGCCGGTCGTCGCGTTCTTTCTGGTTCGCCTGCACCTGCGCGAGCATCGCCGAGGTGACCATGTCGCGTGCGAGGCCGTCGAGCCGTCCGTTGATCTCTGACCGGGTGTCGCGGAGGTCGCCGCGCAGGATGTTGAACAGGGAGGGCGGCAGCTCCTCAGACATCAGCTCGGCAAGCCTGCGATGTATGCGGCCGTCTCCTCCGACGTGATCCTGACCTGCTCGATGCCGGCGCGGCCCGCGTTGACGGCGGACCACATGCCGCCTTCTGTCGCCTGGCCGGTCAGCGGGTTGAGGACGACGAACTTTCCGTTGCGAATGTCCCAGATGTGCAGGTCGCATCCGAAGCGGTGCAGGAGCGCGGGGAGCCTGTCGAGGGGTACATCCGCCCACGCGTCGTCAGCGCGGACGACGTTCTTGATCCACTCGGGGTTGTCAGCCCCGATCATGTGGCTGAACACGCCGGGCGCGAGAGTGCACAGATGCTCTCCCCGCGTACCGGCATTGATCCTGAGTGCGAGCATGTCGTCCTCCTCCATAGGTGTTCTGGTCGATTCGCCGGCTGGCGTCGGGTCGTTGCGGTGCTTGTCGCGCTCCGGGAAGTACTCGAAGTGCCAAGGTTCGACGAGCGTTCGGCGACCGTTGACGGTGCGATAGACCGTCTGGAACCACCCGTGCTCGTTCATCAGGGCGACGTTGCGCTCGTCGGTGTCCTTCGCGCGCCCCTTCTGGTGCACGCTCGGGGTGTCCGGGTGCAGCGCGATCGGCTTCCCGTACTTCAGGAACGTGAGCCAGTGCGCGTTCTGCTGCTCCCACGATCGACCGGCTTCGGTGATCTGCTGCGGATGCCCGAGAACACGGTCGATCCGCGCCTGACTCTTCGCTGCTTCGGCCTCGAGCCATCCACGGCCGTGACCGATGTCGGTCGTGCTGAATGTGCCGCCCATGTCGACTCCTAGAACTCGAATCGGCCGGTGCCGAAGAAGGCGTGGTTGGCGACACCGCCAGCGGTCGTCATGGTGCCGTTGACGACCATCGACTGGAAGAAGATGCTTCCGTCTGAGCCGACGTACCAGCGGGACGCGCCGAGGTTCCCGCCGACACCGATCGTCCCGGAGCCCAGGGGTGCGTTGCCGGGTGGGCGCACACCTGCGGGGAGGACTCCGACGACGACTGCGGCGCCGGCGTTCACAGCGAGGTTGGATCCTGTGCGGGTGACCTCGAACGCGGAGATCTCCGCACTGCCCGGCGTGAGCCGGTAGCGGATCGCCCCGCTGCTGACCGCCCACCCGGATGCGGGAGTCAGGGTCACCCAGTCAGTTCCGGGCGCTGCGAGAACCCAGGCGGCGTCCTTCGACCGATAGATGCGGCCGGTGTCCGTCTCCACCCACAGCATGCCGTTGCGGTGCTTCGCGGCGGGCAGAGTTTGACGTTCCGTGCTTGTGCCCACTCGCACGTTGGCGAACGACGCCGCGAAGTCGGCGATTGCCTGCAGGTCGACCACGGTCTGGGTGGGTGTCGGGGAGACAACCGGCTTGCCGTAAGCGTCAAGGGTGTAGCCCATGAGCTACCTCGTTTCTGTTGGCGCGCGGCTGAGCTCACGCGAGAGTCGTCGGAAGAGGGAGGCTCAACGCCACTTGATGCGCAGCGCACCAGAGAGGCCGTCTTGAGCGAGGGAAGCGAACTTCGAGTACCCGCCCTGGTTGAGCCCGACACCGTAGAAGGAGCCGCCCGCGATGAGCGCGGCGAACCATGCATTGTTCGGTACCGGGTTCCACCCGTTCGGCGGATCCCAGGGGAACAGGCTTCCCATCGCCGGAACGCCCGCCTTCCCCGGTGAGGTGTGGAGCGCGAAGTTCGGTGAGGAGCCTTGGTCCTGCACCCGGTTGACGAACATCTCCATCGACACGAGCTGAGAACCGGCAGGGATCGTGTCCTTGATCTGCGTGCCGTAGAACCATGCCCCGTAGGTCGAGTTCGACGCCCACGGCTGCGCGGTCCACCATCGTGTCGATCCCCTGTCGGTGGAGCCTGCATCGATGGCTCGGAAGGTGGCTTCCTTCACCGTCGCGCCACCCCCGCCAGGGGTGGGAGGAGGCGTCGGGGACGCCGGTTGAACCGACAGCGCACCAAGGCACACCGGACCGGGCCACGAGATCCCGACCGTCTGCCCCGAGGTGGGAGCCGTGCCGACCGAAGGCATCGAGAACTCGCCGAAGTCGGTCGTCACGTTCACGACCCCGGAACCGACCGTCGTCACAACCCCCACTCCCGGCCGGCCCGTCGTGGGACCGAGCAGAAACCAGGAACCATCGACCGACCACACGTGGACGGGTTCGTTCACGGACGGCACGTAGGCGGTGAGGAACGCGGCGGGGAAACGGGACTGGTCGATGTCGATGAGCGCTTGACCGGCCGAGATACCCGCGAACGTTCCCACCCGGGTGATGACCTTCGACTTCTTCGCGATCAGGTCGAGGAGCCGATCGGTGTCATTCATCGGCCACCTCCACCGTCAGCTGGGTGGTCGCATCGCCGTGGGACACCTTGAGCACCCGGACTCGTGATCCCTCGAAGCGCAACACGTCGCCGACCTCCCGCAAGGGGTTGAACCGCTCCGTCACCTCACGCGTCACACCGCGCACTCGAGATACCCGCGGGAGCAGTTCGGCCGCGTAGTCGTAGCACTGCTTTGTCGTGGTGAGGAAGTCTGACGAGTACGTGTATGTGGCGACACCGAACGGGGACGCGGACCCGTCAGCGTTCCCGACCCGCAGGAAACCATCCGTGACGCTGGCGACGCCGTAGACCGGTTCTCCGGTGGGGCTCTTGCCGGTGACGACGACCCGGTTGTACGTCTTCTCTGCGGTGAGCGTGCGCGGTGCGGACACATACCCGGTCAGGTCGTCGACGGGAGCAGGCCATGCCTTCGGGCGGGCTGTCAGAACACCGGAAGGGTTCAACGCCGGCCATGCGCCCAACCGGTCGAACAGCTTCGACACGGCAGCATCCTTCTGCTCGTCGTGCGTGACGGGGGTCGCGATCGCGGCGTCTGCGATGTTCCGGACCACGGGAAGACCCGTGACTGCCTGGATCTCGCCCCATACCGATGTCGACACCGACTGGGTAGGCACCGCGAACCGGTCACGGATGACCCGCTGCAAGCCGTCTTTCAACGTCAGCTCGAACGACTCCCCCGGGTGGATGACCCGGCCTTCCCACGGCATCTGCGACTCGACCGACGTCGGCACGGAGTCGATCACGAACCGACCCATCGGAATGCGCTCGGAGAACTCTCCCGCTCCCACAAGACAGTCGATCTGGAGCTCGGACCCGAAGGGCGAGAACCAGTCCCCCACCTGTTTCGGAATCATCGACGTAGCATGATCGTCCGCCCACACCACGGTGCAGGAGCCAGACCCCGCGACGAACTGGTTCCCATCCCAGGACAGGTCCGGGTCGGAGATGTTCAGGTTCGCGAGCCGACGTTGACCGTCATACATCAGGTCTGCGACCCAGACGCGAGAGAAACCACCGCTGCGGATGAGATCGAGGGTGCGGGCGGAAACATCACGCATCCCGCACCCCCGTTTCACCCAGCAAGCCCCGCCAGGGAGTAGTCGCGATCCTGTGCGTCATACGACGCGTAGGCGGCATCTCGAGCCGTGTACGAGGCATACCCCGCATCGAGGTCGGAGTAGGACAGCGTTGCGATCACGAGCGCCGGCGCGGGTGGTTCGCACTCCGTCACAGTCGCTTGGAAGCGCGACCATCCGTCACCCATCGCGGTGTCGATATCTACCTCGACGAGGGTCTTCACGACGCAGAAGACCACCTTCGGGAAGAACTCCCCCGTGCTCCGGATCAGCCAGATCGGGAGCTGCGGTTGCCGTTCCGTTCCAAGGGTGGCCCGCAACGATGCCGCCTGCTCGCGACTTGAGACACCGAAGTCGATCTGCACACCTGAAAGCCCTCGGCGCGGCCCGAACCCAACGAACGTCCCCCGCGCGGCTCCCTCAGCGAACACGAGCTCGCCCGGAGCTTCCTGGCTCAATGACGGCCAGGATCCGGAGAGGTTCAGCACTTCCAACGAAAGGTTGGGGTCTAGTGGCTGCTGCACGAGCACCACCTCAGGGCCATCGACCCACGGTGATGTCACCGTGCCGATGCTGACGCGTCCCTTCGACTCTGACCCTGCCCAGCACTCGGCCTCGTACGTGAACGATCCACGCAGAGGAGGTTCGTAGTCGATCAGCGACAGCGACCCGGTGCCGGCCGACTCGATCGACGCGCTCGCGTTCACCGCACTCAACCATGACGGCGCGTACCCCAGGTAGGGCGTGGACGAGCCAGAGAACCACCGGCCGACACTGTTTGCCGACTCCGTGAGGAACCCCGTGACATCCAGTCGCGCCCCCACCGGCACCGTTCCGGCGATGCGGAAGATCGCAACAGCACGGACAGCCCCGGCAAGACGTGGGACGGAGAAACCTACCCGGTTCCATCCACTACTGATCGAGCCGGTGACGATATCCGACGTGCCCAGCAACGTGTTCGACGAGTTGTACTGCTGGATATAGACCCTGCCGATGGGATCGGCGATCGAGGATGGGCGCACCCACGCGGATGCCGCGATGTCTGGCCCCAGAGGGGTCTTCAGCACGTTGTTCGTCGCGGTGCCACGAACATCCAAGTAGGTCGAAGCCGTCGTCGCCTCCACGCGCACGAACGTGTCTATGCCCATCCCGCCAACGTTCATTCCCAGCGTTGACGTCGCCGTAAACGTCGGAGAACCAGCCCCCGACTGCGACGCCGAATGCGCCGAGGTCCCGGTGCCGGCGGGGTCGACATCCACGTTCCGTCGGACCTCCAGAGGAGACCCACCCGTAAACGTGCGGTCGACCCCGCCGCGCACCTTGAACTCACGCCCATCAGCTACCCGCCACAACGTGACCCGGTTCGTCCCCGCAGGAATGTCAGCCGACTCAACCACCATCTCCACACGAGGAACAGGCGTCATGTCGAAACGAGGCGTCAGAACCACAGTCATGCCGAAGTCCTTCCACTCGAGAACGCCACAGCATCAGCAGTCGACTTCGCGCCTATCACGCGCTTCGCCACCGCCGTGAGCGGCATCCCCTCAATTTCGAACACGACGCGATCCCCCGGGCGGATGCCCGAGAGCCCACCCCGCAACGCGGCCGACTCATCCGGAGTCAGTACCGCCTCGGGCTTTCCGGTGAGGTTCAACCCCATGCCCCCGTGAGGGAGCCACCCGCCCTGGTCGTACAGCTTCGGAACGACACCGCCCGAAGCCATCGCCAGGTGCACGTGGTTGTAGTGCTGCTTCTTCACCGCATCGGACCACCCGGCGAACGGCTTCCCGTTCTGCAACTGCCGGTTTCCAGCAGGGGTGTAGATGAGCTCCGACGCGTTAGGGAAGAGCTTCGCGACCGCATCGAACGTCGCCATAGACGCCGGCACGATATCGATCGCCCGCCCGAGGGAGTGGTACGACTGACCGCCGTTGACGGTTTTCGCGCCAGGACGGAAGTCGGACGTCTTCACCGCACCAGGAACCTGGCTGCGGACGACGTTCCACATCGCTTCCCAGCCCATGCCCTTGGTGCCGACGCCCTTCGGAGCGGCCTGCTTGAACAGGTCCACGAAGCCCATCACGGTCTTCTCAGCCAGCCCGCCAACGGTCTTGCCGAAGATGTTCTGATCGCCCATCATCGGGCGGATGATCCCGTCGATGACGTGCGACTTGATCGCCTGCGCAGGGTTGCTCAGGAACTCCCAAGCCACGGACGCAGCCTTCGAGATCGCATCCCAAGCGTCGCCGAAGAAGTTCCCCTCCCCGTCGCCGATCGGGAGCCTGCCGTTGCGGGCGGCAGTGTTCAGGGCATCGACCCCAGCAGGCCCACCGACGAGTCGAGTGAACTCCGGGCGCATGATCGCCTCACCACCGGAGAGCGCGAGCCCACCAGCAGTCGGAGACCAGAACTGATGAACGTCACGACCGGGCGTGTACCCAGGCATGACACCACCAGAGGCGAACTTCACCAACGGCGCCTTCGGGAGCTTCATGTCACTCAGCCCAAGCGTGCCCACCATGTCGTTCCAGAAGGACCGAAGGCCGTTGTTCCAAACTGTGTCGAGCACGAAGTTGATCGGAACAGCGGCGGCCTTCTTGATGCCCTCCCAAGCGGTCCCGATCGCCTTCGCCGTGTTCGCGAACGCTTGGCCGATCAGATCGATGCCGATCTTGAATGGCGTGAACACGTACGTGTTGATCCAGTCCCAGGCGGACTTGATCGCGTTCGAGATGCCGCTCCACACGGGCTGCACGACGTTCTTGAAAAGCCAGTCGAAGGCGGCTCCGATCGCCTGTACGGCAGAACCTATGAAGCCGAAGACGGGCGACAGGACCGTCTCCCAGAGCCACTTGAACAGTGTGGCCCACCCGTTGATGTACGGCTGGATGATCGTCGTCCACAGCCACGACACAACTGCGCCGATAGCCTGGAACGCCGGCTGGATGGCGTTGACCCAGAGCCAGTTCGCGATCGCGCCCACGAGACGGAACGCATTCACGATCAGGTCGAACTGCAGCTTGAACATGCCCGCGACGAAACCGACAACGGTGCTGATGCCGTCAAAGACGGGCTTCAGCACGTTCTCGTAGAGCCACGTCGCGATATCACCGATCGCCTTGAACACAGGCTGGATCACGTCTTCCCACGCAGAGGTGAAGAAACCAGTGATGTTCGTCCACGCCTCGCCGAGGAACTGGGTGAAGTTCGCCCAGATGTCCTTGCCCAGCTCTGTCTGCGTGAAGAACCACACGAGCCCAGCAACAAGAGCCGCGATCGCAGTCACGATGAGCATGATCGGGTTCGCGCTCATGACCGCGTTGAGTCCTATCTGGGCTGCTTTCGCGATGTTCGTGGCCGTCACCCATGCGTAGATTCCGGCAACGAAGGTGCCAAGCGCAACGGCTACAGGAACCAGCCAGTCGCTATTCGCCTTCATCCATCCGAAGACGTCCCTGACAACCTCGCCCGCGAGCATGAAGCCGTCGATGAGCTTCGGGAACACTGCGGAAATGACAGCGCCCAGCTTGGCGCCCATCTCCTCGGCGGCAGGCCCGACTGAATCGAGCCATCCCGTCAGGTTGCCAAGTCCGCCTTTCAGCTGTGGGAACACCCCGCTCAGGAGCTTCTCCCCGAACCGACCAGCCGCAGCTAGAGCGTTGTTCCACATGCCCGACCACGTCGTACCCATCTCGGATGCGACAGTGCCCGTGGCGGCCTGCGCGGCCTGTGCGAACTGGTCGAAATTGATCTTTCCGTCTGACGCCAGCTTGAAGACCTCGCCGGCTGTGACGCCGAGCACCTTCGCAAGTTCCTGATAGATCGGGATGCCCTTGTCGGCAAGCTGACCGATCACGTCGTTCTGGATGCCGTTCGCCTGAGTCATGGCCTTCGAGAAGATCGAACCCATGTCGCCAAGATCCGTGCCCGCAGCCGCAGCAGCGTTGGCAACGGTCTTCAGGACTCCCTCGAGATTCTGACCTGGCTTGATGCCAGCTGCTACTGCCTGAGCGGCTACAGTCGCGGCGTCGCCAAGACCGAACGCCGTCCCCTTCACGGAGGCAAGGGCGTTCTGCATGATCGTCGTGACGCTTCCCGCATCGTGGCCAAGCCCTCGAAGCTTCGCCTGGGCAGTGTCAATGGCATCGAGGCGCTGAAAGCCCTTCACGAGCGCCGTTCCAATGCCGGCAGCAAGGGCGCCGCCGAGAGCGAGAGCCCCGACCTTGAACACCTTGTTGATCGAGCTCGTCATCCGCTGCCCGAAATCAGTTCCTGCCCGGTCGAAGACGCCGCCAACGCCGGACGAACCAAGCATCTGCTCGGTCTCTCGCTTGATCCCAGGTGCGCGCACAGTGAGTGCGACATATGCGTTGGCGATCTCGGTTGCGTTCGCCATGGGAACCTCCAGAAAGGTGGAGCGATCCGCTGCGGCCTGTCATCATGAAGGCATGGCAGAGGTGATCGCGGCTCAAGGTCGCAATGGGCACGTTTCGTTCGATGGCAAGACCGTCACGATCACGCGCGAGGGATTCGCGGCGCGCATCAGCCACGGCCGCGGAGAGAAGTCGATCCCGCTGCGTCAGATTGCGGCGGTGCAGATGAAGCCCGTGTCATTGATGACGACGGGCTTCATCCAGTTCACCGTTCCCGGTGAGATCTCGTCCAAGACCCAGAAGGGCGGCCGCGGACTGGATGCCGCAGCCGACGAGAATGCTGTGTTGTTCCTCAAGAAGCAGGAGCCCGAGTTCATCGCGCTCGGCGCCGCGATTAAGTCGGCTCTGGCCGAGCTCTGACCTGCTCTTGACGCGCAGCCCACGCTTCTGCGCGGGCGTTCATACGGGCTTCCTCTGCCTTGACCTGATTACCGGGTGTCGGAGGCTCTTCCGGCTTGGGAGCATTCCGCCCCTTGGACCCGTCCTCGGTCTTCATCCATGCGAGCACCCGTACGCCGTAGTCGACACGGGCGAGCATGTGCACTTCGTCGGACCATGCGAGCGGGCCGCCCGAAGCACGCCATAGTGCACAGCCCGGAGGAAGGTGTGCCACGTAGTCGGCTAGCTCGAGTACCCCGTAGTCGTGTTGGGATAGCCGAATCCCGTACACGGCCTGCAGGGACGCTCGCAGAGCATCTTCGTGCTCGTTGAGCGCCCCTACAAGGGTTACGAGTTTGGGACGGCCTCGAGCACCGCCTGCACGAACTCCTGGAAGTCTGCCGAGCTCACTCGCCCAGTCTTCTCATCCCGGAAGTTCTCCTTGACGGTGTTGTACTGGTCGCCGAACAGTCGGCGAGACATCGATACTGACTTCGCACCGTCGCCGTTCTGCAGGTCGGCGACGTCCTCGAGGAACTCCCAGTCGTTCAGAGCGTCCTTCTCGACCTCGACCGTGATCTCGTTGACGGTGATGCGAAATCCCTCGACCTCGCGAGCATCGTCACCTTCGCCGATGGAGATCTTGATCTTCTCCGCCTTCGGCGACTTCGGCTTGTGATCCTGCGGCTTCTTCGGTGCTGCCATGGTTGACCCCATTCTGTGAAACGAATTGACCCCATGGATTGAGGGGTGGCGGGCCTGGGGTCAGAACCCGCCACCGGTTTTTCAGTCGGAAGCGACCGGCTCCGACTTGTCGTCAGCCGTCGACTTCTTCCGAGACTTCTTCGACGAATTGGTGTCTTCCACGCGCTTCACATTCCCGTTCCGGTCAGTCCGGTACAGCACGCCTTCTTCGAGGCCCGCCATCACTCGGCCTCGAGGTCGGTGGAGATCGCGGTGTAGTCGCCGATGATCTCTCCGATGAACGGGTAGCCGGCAATGTCCGAGTTCGCGTAGACGAGATCACCGTTGGGCGCGATCTCGAGACGCGGGATGACGATGCGCATCCGGATCTCGTCGTCGTCGCTGTCGAACAGGTCGATCACCGCGGCACGTGCCGAGATCCGCTGACCAGCACCACGGTTCGCAGTGCGAACGCCTGCCGTGGTCGAAAAGCTCTTCTCGTGGTAGCGGAGTGCCTGCGTCTGGCCCTTCGTCTCGAGCGCGGTGAACGACACGGTCGTGCCGGGCTCGTTCATGCGGGTGCGGACAACGCCGTTGCCCTGCCATCCGCGGATCTTCTCCGGGGATCCCGTGAGCGCCTCGGTGAGACCGTCCGAATGGATCCAGCCGACATCCTCGAATGCCGCGTTGAGTGCGGTGGTGAGGTCAGCCGGCAGGGTCGTACCGATCGGTGCGAGGCTGATTGAGTTGTTGTCGCTGCCCCAGATCCGGGCCAGCTCGCTGTTGACCGTCATGAACGGCCTCCTTCCGCCCGAGAGGGCATAGAAAAAGCCCCTGACGGGCTGTCAGAGGCTCGAATGTTGGTCAGGTCAGACGCGGGCACCTCGCACCCTCCACCGGATGGTGAACGAGTACCGATCGGAGCCGTCATCGGGGTCAGGATCGAAGTACGGTGACGACACCGACTTCACCCCGCGCACTAGTCGCATCTCAGACGAGTCATTGAGGAACGCGTGATGCAGCTGACGCGCCTCACGACGAGCGATCGTGTCCCCGTTCTCCCCGCCTGCTGACATCGCACCGACTGTGACGGTCAGAAGCGCTTCGACGAACACACGATTCGCTGGCCCACCCCCGTCGATGACCTGAACGTACTTCGCCGGCCGCGGGTTCTTCACCTTCGTGGACACGTCCGTCCAGGACGTCTTCGTACGAATGAAGTTGATAGCTATCACGGGCAGGTCGGGGAGCTCCACGGCAGGCATCAGGACTCCTTCGCGGCGTTCAACGCGCGAGTAAGCACCTTGTTCCGAGCTTCCTCACGCATTCCGCGGGCATTCTTGGGTTGAACGTATGCTCGAGCTGTCCAACGGTGCGGGACCACCTTGACCTCGAAGTCTTCGCCGACAGCAGCCTGGATTTTGTTCGCGGCACCGACGACTTTCGCGATCGCTTCAGGTGAAGTCATCAGCGTGTTGAGTCCACGGAGCTTGATCTGTACCCGGACGTCAGCCATCAGCCGTCCACCCTTCGGAGAGTTGCTACGTTCGCGCGACGCGTCGGATCGGTCGGGTGAACCCATTCACGGGTCTCTCCCTCAACCTCGTAGCGCTTGCCTCGCGCCCAGACGACATCACGATGACCCAGCACCACGGAGAAGGGCATATAGAGCGTGGGCTCGACGATCACTCGATCGTTACCTTCGCGCGGCTCAGAAGACGAGCCGGGATCGAAGGCGTACACGCCCACTGTTACTGCGGGAAGCCACGCTTCAACAGCGTTGCCCGTCGCATCTACCGCTCCTGCTTCGAAGGCCTCGTGGTCGACGAACTCGCTGATGGGCCTCATGATGGCACCCACACGTTCGGCACGCGAAGGCGGAAGGAATGTGCGACGGCAAGGTCGTCCGGCGCGAGGCGTGTCGCGCCGCCCTGTGCCCACGTCGCGTACGTGTACTGGTCGGTGAACGGACCGGTTGTGGCCGAGTACTGGGTCACGCCTTCGGCAGCGTTCGGGTTGATGCTCAGCACCTGGCGTGTGACGTCCGCGATCGTGAGCCGTACGAGATCGGGAACATCCCCGCCGTGCGAGTAGTCCACGTTCACGAATTCGTGAGAGATCCGCGGGACTGTGAGCCACCGCGGCGAGAGCTCGAAGGGGACGTCATCTCCGCGATCATCTGTCACCGTGTGGATCACGGTCACCGGCTTCTGTCGGAGGAATGCCCGTCCGCCGTTGACCTTGATTCGTGACGTGGATCGACCGGGTGTGAACTGCTGACCGGAGGCGAGCCGGAACAACTCTGACGCCTTGTCCAGAATTGCCCCGACTCGCTCTTCCTCTTCGGGGGTGAGGTCGCGACCAAACGCGGCCTCCACATCCTCTTGGGATGCGAGCTGCACTACTGCCATGACCTCACCCCTTCGCGAGTTACTTAGACCTTGGTGACGGTCTTGGAACCGCCGCCGGTGATCGCCGCCGAGTTGGCCGTCACGATGACGGTCTTCTGGAAGTTGATCGTCTTGGTAGTGGTGCCGGTGACGTTGGCGCCGGCCACACCATCCAGGTCGTTGACCGCATCGCGGATCACCGGGTTGGTCGCGTCGAATGCGATCGGTTCGGTGGCCTCGCCGTCAACGGAGAGGGTGAACGTTCCGCCCGTGACGCTTCCGGTGTTCGCCAGCGTCCAGGTGTCCGACTCGGCCGTGTTCGCGGCTCCGAAGTTGACCTTGACCGCGCGGATGAACTCCATCTGCACCTCGCCGCCGGACTGGACGACCAGACCGTCATCGCCGATCTGCGGGTCCGTGACCACCGATCCGCCGGTGAAGACGCCCAGGATCGACCGGTCGTGCAGCGTGTCGCTGTCGTAGTCGAAGAGCTGACGGACGGAGAGTCCGCCTTCGATCGCGATGGCCGAGGACGTTGCGCCCTTCGGTGCGGCCGGGGCGACGTACGCGAGGGCCAGCGCCGAGTTGTGCACGAAGTAGGACTCGTCGCCGTCCAGGGCGTTCGACTCCACGATGGTGAAACTGGACAGGCGTCCGACGACACCTTCGCGGACGGCCTCGGGGAGGCCGGCGGTGTCAACGTCAAGGAGCTTGTCGAACGACGCGATCTCTGCCGACACCTCGGATCCGACGATCCAGTAGCGGCCGCTCGCCGGGACATTGGAGTCGTTGAGGAGCTTGCGCGCCTGGATCGCGATCTTTCGGGGATCGGCGCCGGGCGTGTAGTTCACCTCGTGCACGAAGTTGGCCGCACCGAGGGTGTCGGCGATCGTGTTCTCGAAGTCTTCGACGAGTGCGCGCACCTGCGGGACGGTGACGTCCTGCGAGTAGTTCTCGATGTCGAGCGTGAGCTCTTCGTCGGAGAGCTGCACAGGCACGATCGGGTAGCGGGAGAGCTTCACCTGGATGCGCGACTGCACGAGATCCTGGTAGACGATCGGGTTGCGGTCACGGAATCCCGCGTCCTGTGCGACGAGGATCGCCGGGCGCTTGACGTTCACGACGTCGCCCTTCGCTCCCTTGAAGTCTGCGATCCCGTACCGGTTCGAGAACAGGTTCGGGAGGACGATGGTCCGCTGGAGGATGCCGAGGGCGACGCCCGCGATCTTCTCCGCCTTCTCAAAGATGTGTGCCATTGGTAGCACCTTTCTGTGTATGGATAGCCGCCACCAACGGACGTTGAGGCGGGAGAGCTAGAGGCGAACGTTGGCCGCGATGTCCTTCGCGTCGGCCTCTTCTTCTTCGATGTCGCTGCCGCGGGGTCCACCGGTTCCATCGGTGGCGGCCTTCGGCTTCTCCGGGAGGAGTGCCAAGATCTCGTCGGCGTGCGCTTCGAGCTCTTCGCGGGTCGAGCCGCGAAGAATCGAAGCGGAGATCGGCGTCTGGCGCCCCTCGCTCTTCTCCTTCGCCACCTCATCCGCGAGAGCGCGTGCCGCGTCGGCCTTCTCGCGTTCCGCGATCTTGGCTTCTGCAGCTTCGGCGCGAGCCTGCGCCTTCTCGAGGTCGGACTTCTGGGCGTCTTCGAGGTCCTGAGCCTTCTGCGCCTTCGCGCGAAGCTCTGCGAGCTCATCGGCAGTCACGCCCTGCGCGGCCTTGGCATTCGCCTTGGCGCGCTTCTCCCACGTCTGGGCGTACTTCTTCCACTCAGACTCGGGGGCGTCGTCGGCCGGACGCTGCTGTTCCAGTTCCTCATCGGTGATGTCTGACATCTCTTCCTCTCCCGTTTCGGGGTATAGAAATAGCCCCACCGTTCGGCAGGGCTCAGAACCGCTCGGTGCGGTCGTTTACTGGAGCGCCTCGATCTGCGCCTTGCTGGTGAACTTCTCGTCCCGCCATGCGAGAGTCGGACCGTACTCGCCGTGGGTGCGCGTGACGATCAGGTCCGTGTAGTCGGAGATCGGTGTGTCTCGGATGGTCTTGCCCAGGCCGAGATCGCGCGCTCCCCGATCGGTGGCGCCGAGCTTCTGCTCGATGGTCGCGTGGGTCAGCTCGAGCAGGTCACTGTTGACGATCTGCCGGTCGGGGTCGAACCCAGGCGGTAGGCGGTCGACGGAGCAATCACACCCAGGATGTATCGGGCTCAGTTCGCTGGTGAGGTACCGCTGGGTTGATGCGATGACGCACAGGGCACAGTTCTCGTTCCCGGTCAGCACTCGGACGAACGCTGTGATGCCGGCGGACTCCAGCGAGCGTTGCGCCTGCCTGACCTTCGCCATCTGCATGTCCGTGGAGATCAGGGACGCGAGCCGCGTCGCTCCCTCTTCGACCGCGAGTGCCATCGGCTTGTCGTCGGCCAGGGCCGAATACACTGTGGCGGCTGGACGCCGATAGACCTCTTCGGCGGGGACACCGCGTCCGCCGGTCACATACCGGACGTCGATCCCCGCCCGCGCACCGACCGCCTGGAAGTAGGCCTCGGTGAGGTTGGCGATATGGATCTGTCCGGCCTGCACATGCGGGACGACGAGAGCCACGAGACGGTCGATGTCCGAGTCCCGATACGAACCCAGGTTGGACCAGAGCCGATTGGACGCCACCAGCAGGCGGTTCCTGACCTGCTCGACCGCCTGCTGATAGCTACGCTGCGTTACCATCGGCTGCTCCGAACAACGTCAGCTGCTCGAACGCGATATCGGTCTCGATCTCACGGATCTGATCCGCCGACTGGCCCCAGATGTTGCGCGCGATCCAGCGCGTGGGCATTCCCGCCGTCTTGGCGAGGTTTGCCGCCTGCGCCCGTTCGCCGAACGAGACGAAAGCAGTCGGAGCGAACTCCACTTCGATCGTCTCGCCGGCATCGACATTCTGGACCCGCATGGCGTCCAGAATCGATCCCTCGAACGCGGGGCGGAACAACTCGATGCGCTTCTCCGCCTTCGAGATTTCCGCTTCCTTCGCGTTCATCGCCCCCTCGGCCGACTGATTCTGAGAGTCGGACAGGAAGTTCGACATCGGAGTGCCGGTGACGCCGCAGTACTCGCGGACGTCCGCTTCTTCACCCTGGAGCATCGCCTGGATGCCCGCAGACCCGTCAGAGAGCTCAGTGAGCTTCGCGCCTTCGGGAAGATCCCAGATCGCACCCGGCGCCGGGTCGAACACCTTGCCGTAGTCGACAGGATCTTCCTCATCGGGCTCAGGGAGACCTTCGACAACACGCTGCTTGTACGCCTGCATGGCGACGGTGACCAACCTCTGAAGCTTCCCAAGGTTGATGCGATCAATCACGTCACGGTGAGGCGTGACCTCGCCGACGCCATGCGGGTTCTCGAGCACCTGAATCGGGACGCCGCCTTCGTACTCGACGAGATCGCCCGGATCCCACCCGTCTGCGTTGAGACGGCGGTACGAACCGTATTCGGTCTTGGCGCCGCGCGTGAAGCGCTGCTCCAGCCCAGGAACCCAGACAGTCGCATAGTCGATGCCCTTGATCTTGTCGCGCCATGCCTTCACGCCGGCGATCGCACGCCAGGGCTGCAGCGGGTCAGCGATGGTGATCATCTGCTCGGGACGCTCGCTCGTCGTGACAGCGCGCCTACCGACATCCTGTGTGAGCAGATACCCGAAGCCCGTCGTCAGGGCATTCCAGGCGGCGTCCGCGAACACGATCCCCAGACGGTTGTCCCGGTAGTAACGTCGCGCTGCTTCAGCGGCGGCTCCAGTGTTGTCACCGACCCGCACTCCCAGCGGGATGATGCGGCCAGCGAGCGACTCGCAGGTTCGGCCACCGAAGTTCGTGCGCGACTTGCGCTGGAATGCAACCCACGACTCGCGGAGGTTCGCACCCATCTCGGGCAGCGGCGCATCCCCGTCCACGTACCGCCGTGACAGCTTCACTTCCGGCAGACGCTCACCAAGAGCCGCCAACAGAACCGGTAGATACTCCTCGGGTGTCACTTGACCACCTCCTACCTGATTCGACGGGCAGCCCGCTTCCGCGCACCGCTCACGCCCTTGCCCACAGCATCAAGCCCAGCGGCGAGAGCCATCATCGACCCCCATGTGAGGTCGATCTTCGAGAAGTCCTGGTCGTCATCCGGCTTCTTCAACACATACCCAGCACGCCGCGGATCGCGTCGCGCATTGAGGAAGTGGCGAACCATGTCGGGGTGACCATCGAACGTGATTTCCCTATTGGAAATCGACTGGTACATCTGCTCGAACACCTCGCAGGTGCGTGTCACGTTCTTCTGTGCCCACCGGATCGGCTCCGCCGTGGTCATCTTCGCCTTGAGCCGCTTATGGTACGTGGCTTCCCACTGCTTGACCTCGCCGGCCCACCCATCGGAGGGGTCAGCGTAGAAACCGACGACGTTGTAGTCCTTGAACGCCTGAGCGACTGCCTGCTCGATCTCGAGCTTGGATGGCTTCCACCCGTCGCCCTTCGGGCCCTCAGGCTGCTCCCACAGGCCCACCTTGAACAGGTGCTTCTGCGTAACCGAGTAGCCGACGAGGACCGTCGAGTCAGCGATGCCGCGTTTGCGACCGGAGGAACCGTCGAAGCCGAGCGTGACCGGCTCGCTCTTCGTGATCACCTTGTCGGCGATGACACCACGCAGCTCGGGGTCGGTGACGAATGCGTCACGAGCGGCGTCGACCTGGTTGAGGAAGTCTGCCCGCATCTGCGCCGGATCATTCGACGTGTCCAGGAAGTCGTCAGCGATGCGTTCGAGATCGGACCACCCTGGTTCGCACGGCGGGTCGTGCAGGACGCACCCACGCGGATCCTTGGACGAGTCGCCGTAGGCGACGCGCAAGCCCTTGATCAGTGACTCCCGATCCCCGATGTCCGTCGTGGGAGTGACGCGGTGATCGAAGTAGATCGACTGCACGTCTTCCAACGCCGGGTGCTTGCCCGACTTGATCTTGTCCCAGAACTCGAACGACGCCTCGGCCACTGACCGTTCACCGAGCGTGTAGGCGTTCGGTGTCTCGATCGTGACCCCGCCAAGCTTCGTCGCGTTGTTGCGGAGCGTCTGCGCAAGCTTCACGCCACTGTTCGACCGCAGCCACGTCTCGGTCTGATCCATCGAAGCCGCGACGGCCTTGAATCCCTTGATCGATAGAGGCGAGGCGGTGATGGGGGCGATGCGTCCACGCTCGAGCGCGACGAACGAGTCCATCGGGTCACAGTTGAACTCGTCGGGAGCGCTGCCGTTGCGCAGCATCTCGAGCAGAGGCTCCCATGTGTTCTTGGTCTGCTCCTCCGTGACCGCAGCAATCGCCACATACGGAGTCCGTACGGACGACCACGGCTTGCCAACAGGCTGCCCGTCCGCATCCCAACCATCGGGAACGACGTCAAACAGCCCCTCGGCGATCATGATGCCGCCCACGAACGGAGACTTGCTAACCCCATCCACGGGGGCGCATCAGCACGGATCGGTGGATCACGCGCTTGCCAGTCACGGGGTCGAGCCGGTAGAGCTCATTGAGATAGTCCTGCTGCTCACGGACCACGACAAACGGATCTGCTTGTTCGTCGTCGCCCGCATCAGGCCGACCCAGATATTCCGCCATCTGATCGGCAACGTGCCAACCAAGCGTAGGAAAGTCACCTTCGTATGCTGGTGCCCAAGGGATGGAAATCACCCCCTACGCGACTCGACGGCTCCTGCCGTACTTCCATTCGGTTATGAATCGCCCCTGCTTATGCACGTTGCAACTCATGCACGCGGGAACGATGTTTCCGGCTGAATGTGTTCCGCCGCGGACGATAGGAACAACGTGGTCCATCGTTAGAGCGACGGCGACCACGCCACAGTAGGCGCACCGCCCGCCGAACCGACGCTGCATCCGCATCCAGTCCCTAGACGTGAACTGAAACATACCAGCATCGGCCAAGAGAGCACGCCTCTTGCGCTTCGTGGCCTGCCCGACGTGCGGGTTGGCTTTCGCGTACGCCGTCGCATAGGCGATCCGGCGATCACGCTCCCTGCGGTAGCGCGCCGAATCATCTCGCACGCGCCGCATTTGCACCGCGCGGTTCTTGCACTTACGCGAGCAGTAGATTGCCGTGATGACCTTGCCATCAAGTGATCCGCCGCAGACCTGGCACGATTCCACCGCACGGATGCGCGGTTCGGTGTTCCCGTTCGCCGCCCACTTCCTGCACGCGAGGGAGCAGAAGATGGCCTTGCTATGCCGGTGGGCTATATCAGCGCCGCACGCGCGACAGGTACGATGAGACATATCGGGTTGCTCCTAACAACTCGGTCATGCCCCGGGAGGATTGCCGTCCTCGCCGGGGTTTATCTCATTCTAACGCTCACCGCGGACAACCCAAGGCATTACGCCTCCAGTCGCTTCGTCGCCCCATAGCGGTCACGCGCCGACAACACCTTCACCGCGCCGAGGGTAGCCTTCGACTCACCCTCAACCGCAGCAGCAGAGAAGATCCGAAGCTTGGCCCGATCTTCCGGCGTGAACCCGTACTTCGCCTCACGCAACCGCAGCTCGCCCGCCATCGAAAGGTTGCCCTTCCAGAACGCCGCATGGATCATCGCGGTGTCCAGCAGGTACGCCCAGTCCGTGTCGAAGAACTCGTTCACCAGCGGGTGATGCTGGAGCATGTCCCACCAGCCACGAGTCGCATCCGGCCAGTTGAACGGCACCATGTACGGCTCGCCATCCTTCGGCCGGATCTCCACCTCGAACTCCGGAAGATCCGGCTGAGTGACCGCACGCGCCGGCGTGATGTACCGGACAGGCGCAACATCAGCGTTCTTGCGCGCCCGCTTGCTCGGATTCTTCGGGGCAGGACCGTTGCCAGCCATGTGAGCCTCCAGCCCGTTTCGGGATGCCCGTTCCGGGCAGGAGCACGAAATCCCCCAGACTCGTACGCGGGATTTTCCACAGCTCCTCCCCGCGGTGGCGAGGGGGTGGGTGGGGGTCCGGCCGGGGGTTATCGGAGTGCTGGGTGTTGTTCGCGTGGGTGTTCGAGGTTGGGTTTTGGTGTGTTGGCTCGTGCTGTTGCGGCTTGAGCTTGGGTCTCTCTGTTGTGGTGCCAGTGGCAGAGAGTGCGGACCATGTGCACTGTGGTTACTTCGCCCTCTCGCCATTGGCCGATGTGTGCGGCTTCGAGGCGTGTGGTTTCGGGGCATCGTTGACCGTTGCGTTGGGTCTGTGTGCATTGGTTGCCGTCGCGTGCGAGGCATGCTTCCCGTACGGCGGTGGGTACGTGGGTAGGCCGGTTGTTCTCCCAGGCCATCTCTCCCCCTAGTCGTCTTCCCAGTTGCGCATGGGGCGCATGACTCGGGGGCTGACGTGGTTCTTGCGGGCTGCGGTGTTCTCGGCTTCGCATTCGGTCTCGCAGGCCATCATGGCAGAGTAGGTGCCCCGGTCGATTCCGCAGAGCTCGCAGACATACCCGGTCATGGTTCGTTCCCGTAGGCGTGCTCGATGCGTGTGGTGAGGGCAGCGAGGTTGTCCTCGATGTTCACGATGTAGTCGATGAGTTCGGGTTTGGTCATGGCGGTGAGTTCGCGGCGGCGCTGGAGGTTGGTGCGCACTGCGTCGTGCACTTCGCGAATGTCAGACATGCTCATCCGTCTCCATCTGCTTCGTGCGCAGATGCTCGCGCGTCCAGGCCGTGGCGTTCTTCGAGTAGACGACCGTGTAGAGAACTACTCCAACGAGGAATCCCCACTGTTGGGTGAGGAGTGAGTATGCGGCCCAAGTGATCTGACCTGCGAGCCCGACATACCACGCCCACCAGACCTTGCGTCCCGCCAGCCAAAAGCATGCGACTCCGACGAGAGTCAGCGCCCAAGACCATAGCTCCGTCACGATGTCTCCCTCTGGAATCCGATGCGCGCTTCCATGCCGTCGTATTCGCGGCGTGCAGAGTTCTCGATGTAGGCACCAGTGACGATGTGGTCTGCGCCTTCGGGTTCGGGGCGGTCGGGACAGCGGTGCTCTGCTCGCCATCGGAGGACTTGGCGTGTGCTGCCGCGCACCCAGGCGTTGCAGGAGCAGCCCTCTCGCATTAGTCGCCTCTCGAGAGTGCCCATCCGAGGGCGGGTTTCCAGATGATGTGGGCGAGGATCGAAAGGCTGATGCCGGCGACGATGCCGAGCGTGAGTTTCATGCTCTCTCCCTGCATGAGTCGGGATTAATAGCCGTATTGGCTATTCGTGTACGCCGATCAGCGTTCCCCGTTGAAGTGGGGTGGAGTCGAAGGAAAGGAATGGTCGGGACGGGTGGACTCGAACCACCAACTCAGGGCGCGACCCTGCCGCTCTGCCGTTGAGCGTAGTTCCCGGTGTGCCCGCCGCAGCCGAACTGGCTCGGGCGTGTGGAGTTGGCGGCCCTTGAACACGGGCCTGGCGCCGCTTTGCCTAGCGGCTTCTCACCGATGCTCGCCAGGAGTGTTCACTGAGCTGACCGGGAGTACGAAGAAAGCCGCCCTCGCGTGAGTGGCGGCTAGTGGTGGGCTGGGAACATAGTTCTTGAGCCTCGCGGCTACTGTAGCAGGTTTTGCAGATTACTTTCGTGGGCGTCCCGGTGTTTTCTTGGATGCGTTTCGGAGGTCTCGGATGTTGTACCAGATGACGTCACCGGGTCTGACGGTGCGGACGGTTCCTTCTCTGGCCCACCGGTAGATGGTGTGGGTGGATCTGCCGGTGATTGTGGTGGCTTCGTCAAGCTGCACCCAGTCGTCTAGTGCGCCCAATGGCTTCCTCCGTTCGTTTGATCTCGGCGTTGACGAGTTCGACGAGGGTCTTGAACTCGTCCTCGGTGTAGGTGCGTGCGCATTCGGTGCACGCGATCTTGACGGGCTGCCAGATGCCTACGGGTGGTGTGTAGCGGATGGTCTCGCCGGCGCAGCCTTGGCAGCGAACGTGGCGGACCTTGCGAGGCTTGTCCTCGATCGGCCAGCGTGCCATCGCGGTTTCGACCTCACGGGTGAAGTCTCGTGCGGTCATGGCGCCGATGTCGTCGTTGGCGATGTCTTCGAGGTTCGCCCAGTATCGGAGCTCGCGGGAGAGCCTGGTGATCTCTTCGGCCGCGAGCCACGTCGGCGGAATGCCGACTGGGTGGTTCGATGACGGGGCGCGCACTTCCTCGACTCCGCCCTTGATGTACCCGGCGACGCGGAACCATGGGACGACTTTCTGTGAGTTGTGCACGGCTTTCTGGAACCGGTCGAACTCTTCCCAGGTGAGGTAGCCGACGTGTGCATGATCGCTCATTTTGCGGCTCCCTCGATCGGTTTGGCGTTGAGGATGGCTTCGGCTTCCTCCGGGGTGATGAACGTCACGAGTTCGACGGTCAGCTGCACTTCGTCGCCCCAGCCCTCCATGCGCCATCCTTCGCGGGTCATCTTCATGCCCGCGTTGGGAAGCTCGAACAGTGCACCGATTCGTTCAGCGATGTTCTTGCGTTGCTCGTCGGTGTAGTGCGTAACGATCGCCATCAATCCCCCTCCTTCGTGTCGTGGCATGCGCACTCACAGGCACATGGTCGATCGGTGGTGTCGTTCCATGCGTCGCCCGTACAGGCGGCGCACTTCGCACATCCGGGAGCAACGCACTCGTAGTTGCTTGCGCTCCCTCGCTGCGCGGCGACCCTCTGGTGCACTGCGACGTAGGAGGTACTGAGCGGCCTAGGCACGATTCGGCTCCCCTTCCTGTGTGACGACACCAGCAGCACGCAGAGCCGCGCGAACGTTCGAACGCTCCAGCACAGTCAGCCCGTTCTGCTCAAGAACAGACCATGCCGCCTCTACCTGCGCGTCGGACGGTTCGGGCTGCGCCTTGAACTCGATGAGCGCTGCGACGTCGTTGGGTGAGATCACTCGCCCGTCGACCATCACGGACGGGCCGCGATCCGTCATCGGCTTCACCGCCGCAACAGCGACACCGTGAGACGACGTGAACCAGTCGCTCAGCACCTCGGCGCTCGGCTCCGGAACCACGGAACGACGGAAGCCAGCAGCGCTCAGGAGGTCAGCAGCTTCGAGGGCTGACTCAGCTTCGGAGTACGGACCATCGCCATACACCGCAGATGCCAACTGGTCGAATACCGGAAGGATCACCTGTGCGATCGCCTTCCGCTCGTCGTCGGTCGGGGTGACCTCGGAACGGCGGAAGCCACCATCCACAGCCGCATCCCAGCCCCGGAAGAACGCGTTGCTCGCGATCTCAGGCTCCGCCTCATGATCGACGTACCAGTCCTCGCGTTCTTTCCGGTACGCGGCCTGTCGAGCGTCAAGATGCGCGATCCTCAGCGCTTCCACCTCGTCGTCTGTAGGGGTGAGAGCCTTCTCGGCGGCTTCGAGTGCATCGCGAAGTTCCACCAGCTTCTCCAGCTGGGTGCTGTGCGACATGCGCGTGATCGTCGGCCAGTCCCGCACCGACTCGATCAGCTTCTCGTTGCCGGAGAGGGGGAAAGCCAAACCCTCGGCCTCGTTTGGCTTGCTGTTGCCGGTCTGCTCGGTCACTGTTCGTCCTCCTGGTCTTCTTCGTGAATGCCGAAACGGGTGACCTCGCCCAGCTCGGGTCCGGACAGCTCAGGGGTGATGGGCTCGATGCTCACGCATTCCTCGTAGCTGATCGTGACCGGGACTCTTGCGAGGACTTGATCGGGGTAGCCGAAGATGGCGTCCTCGATGCCAACGGCGTTCACCCAGTCGACGGCCCAGCACGGGAACCCGATCTCGGTCGATTCGTCGCAGCTCCACGAGTCGCGCTGTTCGTGGTCCTTCGGTCGGCGCCGGCACGGGGCATCTTCGGGTGCGGTGCAGGTGAACCCGTGGTGCAGTTCCCCGCTCTCGATCTTGAGTTCGACGTGGTGGTAGGTCTGGGTGCTCATGTGAGTCTTTCCTTCGTGAGTTGATCGACCTGTTCGGGCCGGAACGGGTGGGATACGTCGGTGATTTCGACGCGGAAGTGGGCGGTCTCACCGGGCTGGTGTTCGATGACCAGTCGGGGTTTGTCCATGAACTCCTTCGTGTCGTCCTGGACGATGCGTGCGGACACGCCGCGGTCTGAACCGATCGCGTCGTAGATGACCTTGCAGAACGGGTCTGGGCCGTCCTCATCCCGCTTGTGACGGGTGGGGACCACCCACACCACCTGCACGGAGATGCGCTGCAGCTTCGGGATCTTCGCCACCCGACACAGCACAGCGACACGTTCACGGAGCTCTACCGTCGACCGTGCCCTCACCCGCCAGTGGCATCGGTCGTTCGCGTGCAACCCCTTGGGTGGGCGTTCGTATGGGAGCTCGAGAGTCCAGGTCATGCCGCTACCGCTTTCGCATGCTTCATGATCTGGCGTCCGATGTGCTCGAAGATCGGCGGGACAACGGAGTTGCCGAGAGCGTGGAGCTCGTCATGCACCAGCCGACGGGGAACCCCATGAGCCACTCGATCCATCGAGGGTTCAGGTATCCAATCCCTTCCCCCGTGTTCCCCACGGCCTCCTCCAGGTTCAAGTTCGAGCGTCCAGGGCGTTGTGGATTCGTCCTGATCCTGGCCATCACCGCGCGGGGCGTAGGCCACGAGGTAGACCCGTTCGCGAATGTGCGGTGCGCCGAACTGGTTCGCGGATAGAGTCGCCCATTCCGCATCGAACCCGAGGCTGTGAAGGTCGGCGAGGACAGTTCCCCAAGCCCATCCATCTCGAACGAGAGCTGCGACATTCTCCACCACGACGTAGCGGGGTCGAGTTGCGCGTACGACATCGGCCATTGCTGGCCACATCCAGCGTTCATCATCCATTCCCTTCTGCAGCCCGCCTTGGCTGAACGGCTGGCACGGGAAGCCACCCGCGACCACATCGACGCAAGGTCGTTCTTCGCTTGCCCACCACTCCGGCGCCGTTAGGACGTCGTCGTGCTGTGGCACGTTTGGCCAGTGCTTCGCAAGGACACTTCGGCACCATGCGTTGAGCTCGACCTGGCCAACTGTGCGCATCCCCGCGCGTTCAAGCCCGAGCTCAATGCCTCCGATCCCCGAGAACAGGGAGAGGACGTTCACCCGGCCTCCATTGAAGAAGCCCCCGTGGTTGCGGGGGCTGGGCGGCGGTTGCGGTCGGGGTTGCGTTCGTACCCGGCGTTGCGGCGCGACCCGGTGACCTGACGACGGTGGAGTCCGAGCTTTTCGGCGATCTCCCGGTCCGTGAGTCCCGCGTTGAGGAGTTCGCGGAGTGTGTGGCGTGGGATGAGTGCGAGGCCGTCTGAGCGTGCCCTGTTGGCGGCTGCACGGCGGTCTTCTCGGCTTGCCCCGGCGCGTACACCTGGGCGGGCTCGTTTGGCTGCCAGATCGGCGCGTGCGGCTTCCCGTGCCTGTTCCTCTTCGGCGGCGACGATCTCGGCAGGAGTCTGCCCTGCGTTGACCTGTCTCCTGAACGCCCAGTCGCCGACGTAGCGGGTGTGGACGGTGCGGCAGGACACCTCTGCAGGGCAGTGGGCGGTGTTGCAGCCGCCATGGAAGCCCTCGACGGTGCTGTGCGGGTAGTCGAGGTTCGTGATCACATCGGCGTTCATGAGTTTGCTCTTTTCTGGAGTCGCTTGTAGATGGTGGAGCTCGAGCACCCGAACTTCACGGCGAGCTGCGGGACGGTCCACTTCGCGGCACGTAGACGCAGGATCTCGGCCCACTGGTCATCGGAGAGCTGCGTGTAGCCATTCGGGTGTGCTGACGGGATGCTCCCGGTTACCTTCGTGATGGGTTTCGGCTCCAGACCTGCGACGATCAGTTCGCGCATGCTGATGCCTCGAGTTGCGGCGATCTTCTCGAGCCGGTTGAACGTGGCTGGTGGGAGGTTGATGGTCACGGGGATCATCGAAGACTTCTCCTCTCAATGGGAAAAGGCCACTACCCGTGTTGCTGGGAGGTAGTGGCCTGTGGATAACTCTTCGCTCCGCAGAGCGCATCTTCGATAGAAGATGTAGCTGTAGATGTAGATGTAGATGTAGATGTAGTAGCGCCGGTCGTAGGCTTGCCCGACGTTTGGGCTAAACGTTGCCCGTAGCGTCGGTCGTAGCCATGTCGGCGAAGGGCAGGAACCCTGGGAAGTCCCACGTGAGTTCCGTCTTCGTCTCGCGCACGGCGACCGCCGGTTGCTTGAGGACGGTCATCACCTGTGGTTTCTCCCACGCCGGGAGATCCTTGTTCGCCTTCTTGTAGCGCTGCAGCTCATGCACCACGACGGCCCGGATCTTGTTGGACGCGATCGCCCCGTAAGCCTTCGCCATCGACACAGCGAGGCGGGGCTGTCTCATCAGTCCGTCGTGTCTCACCCATGACCGGACGAGCACTTCGTCGGTGGTCTGGTCGAAGACGCAGAACCACTTGTCGGCGAGCTCCTGAGCGGCGACCATCACGTCACCAGATGTCATCTCTCGAGACATCGCAGCGAGGCGACCAGGATGAAACTCGACGCACCCGCAGTAGTCGAGCTTGGGGTGTGAGACGAGCTTGAAGTACAGCGCCTGCGCCTGGGGTGTCAGGTCGCGGAAGTCAGCATCCGACCAGATGTCGATGCTGATGTTCGCTCTATCGCGTGCCACGCTTCACCCTCCTTTCAGTCGAGGCATCGGCATGGCCTGATGCAGAAGCAGTCCGGGCAAACAACCTCACGGGGTCCGATATCGAACTTGGACCGCTTCGGGGTGCACTGGTCGTGCCGGAGTTCGTCGTCATCGTCGTACCTCACCGCGTCTCCGGGATGGATGCGAGACCCGCACTCCGCGGCGCAGGTCCCGTCGTAGCGGGCCGGGAACACCTGACCGGGAGTCACGACAGCCCCTGGTTGATCCGAGTGATCATGTCGTCGTCCAGACGTCGGAGTCCGAGCGCGCCGCGGTAGCGGATCAGTTCGCTCAGTGGCCGCGGGTTCGCCAGGACGAGATGGTGCGTGTTCGCCTCCGCCCACGGCGAGCACGAGCCGTTGAGCGCGTACCGACCATCGCCGCGGATCATGTCGGCGGTGATCCCGTTCTCGTTGCCCTCGGCGCGGTGCACGTCTACGAGGTCGACAACGCCGAGGATGACGCCGCCGACGATCGGTTCCCCGTCGAGCCAGTCACCGATGCCCCCACGACCGTCCTCGTCGGCGTCGAGCAGAAGGCGCTCCTGCCTCTCGTTGAGCGTGGCGGTCTTGCCGATCGCCGCGTGGATGAGGACGGGGCCGCGGTAGTCACCCGCGATGTTCGTGCTCCGATTCTCGACGGTCTTGCCGCCGTGGATGATCGCCCAAGCCCAGGGCTGGCGAACAGTCAGGATTCTCATGGTCAGTCCTTCAGGTAGATGAGTCCCCAGTGGTGCAGGAACAGTTCTTCGGCGGGGTCGTCCCACGAGTGGACGGCCCAGCCCTGTGGTGGTTCGGCGGAGTGAGCGGTCGCGTGGCACCAGAGGCACAGGTGCACGAGGTTCGCGGGCGTGTCCTTCCCGCCCCGTGAACGAAACTGCCGGTGGTGCATCTGTGTGGCTACGCGTTCTCCGCAGCCTTCACAGCGCCCACCGGCACGCTCCGCAACAGCCTCATAGGCTCTCCGTGACGCCGCGTTCACGTCCGGAACCTGATGAGCTCGGCCAGGTGGTCGGACTCCGTGAGGCGCAGCGGCCGTTCGCCCTTCTCGATCTGGGAGACGGTGGCCTGCGCCCATTTGAACCCGCGATCCGTCATCGCGGCCGCGAGCTCCTTCTGCGACAGCCCTGCACGTTCGCGTGCGGTGGCGACGTCGGCCCCGATCTGTTCCTCGGTCTGAGGAGTGCGGATCTTGGCTGGCTTGGCGCCGTCGAGGATGCCGAGGTTGCGGAGTGCCCTTGACCTCGCGATGGTGTCGGCTGATTCGAGGGGTGCCCCGGCGATGATCGCGTTGTCGTCTTTCGTGGACCCTTGCGCCCACGCGGTCGCATCCGGTCGCGCGGGGACGCTGAGGCTGGGTCTGACGAGGTAGGCGGCGGCGTTCATCACGTAGGTGACATGACCGTCTGGGTGTTCGATCACCCGGTCGATCGTCGCCTCCACATACCCGTTCGGGTACGCCTCTCGGAATGCGGCGAACCGTTCCGCAGCGGTCACGAACTCTTCATCCATGACCTGGGTGTGAGGTTTCGGGAGACGCGATCTCCTCTTGTCCTCAGGGATGTCGATGTGGTCAGTCACCAGTGTCTCCTTCGACTGAGAGCACGATCTTGGCGTTGTGCTTGACGGTGGCGTGCTCGTTGAATGCGGCTTGCGCTTCCGCCTTGTCTTCGCGGTCGAAAGTCTCGCCGCAGGCGGTGCAGGTCCATGTCCACATCAGGCTGTTGCTCCTTCGAATTCGTCGATGTACTGGTTCACGTTCCAGACGGGTGCCTGGAGGATGCCGATAGGCCCACCACTGCGGGTCTTGTACCCGGGCCACTCCCCCGTCTCGATCGCACGGGCGTACCGTTCGCGGGCCTCACGTGCCCGTCTGCGGGCCATGAGGAGTTCGTCGGCACCGAGGACGTGCACGGCGGTGAGATAGGGCGCGTGCGCCTCAACCACGGCGAACAGGTATGGGAGGTTGTCGCCGGTGATGATGTTGTACGTGTGCTCGTACATGGCTTGCTGGATGTCGTATCCGAACCGGAACGCGTGGATCGCGAACTCCGATTCGGACGCGTCCCCTGCCGTGGTTTTCAGGTCCACGATCCGCGGTCCCAGCCAATCCAGTCGACCCCGCAGCGCGACCCCTGTGTCGGGGTCGGTGGCGAACATCGACACCTCCGGGTCGCCCGATGCGAGGAGCGCCTTCACGGTCGGATTCGACAGGACCGATTCGGCCATGATGTCCACCACCCGGGCCGTGACACGCTTCACGGGGATAAGTCCACGGTCGCGCGCGTCGGCCTCGAACGCCTTCGAAGCCGCGGTGCGGAGGCCGCCCGTCTTGTCGAGCACGTTGTCGAGCTCCTTGCCGTCGTACTCGAACCGTTCGGGGCCGTTCCCGTCCGGGTAGACCGCGATCTGTGCGCCCACACCGAGCACCTTCGAGTGGACCGCGGACCCAAGGTCGAAACCGGCCTTGGGCTCTTCCGGGTGCTCGACGTAGTGGCGGTAGTGGGCTGGGGACTGGAGGATCTTCTTCGCCCCGGTCGAGCTCAGCCCCGGTTGGCGGTGGTAGATCTGCTCGTCGAGTCCGTAGACCAAGCCGTTGTAGTCCGTCACGATGCGTCCTCCGGTGTGCGTCGGACGCCCGTGACGGTGCCGGAGAACTTCTCGAACCCCGCGTCGACGAGTGCCACCATCGGTTTCTCGGCGGCCTTGATGCCGTCACCCTTGGGGGTGATGATGTCCCAGGTTCCGTCTCCTGCGACCCATCCGAGTGCTTCTTGCGTGTTGTCGGCGGTGGTCCAGACCCACACGTCTTTGTAGGTTGCGTCTTCCCAGGGCTTTCGCTCCGGGTGAGCCTCGAAGTAGGCGCGGGCCGCGAGAATGTGGTCGATGCGATGATCCATCGGGGGTCCGCCCTGGTCTTCCTCGCGGACATACCCCTTGGTCATGCCGTCTGAATCACGGAGGATCACAAGATCGAGGTTCGGGCCGAACATGCGCTCGAACGCTTCGTCCGGGTTCGAGTAGACGACGTAGTCGGGGTTCTCCGGCCACCGCCACCGTCCGAGCTCCTTGTCACGCTCGTGCTGGAAGAACTCGCGGAGAGCATGAACGACCGTCCCGCCGCATAGCCCCGACCAGCCGATTCTGTTTCGGAAATCGAGATCTCCGTCTTCATCAATGAGGATGCCGATCCCGTTGCTTGCGTCGAACACGGTCATGTCTGGTCCTTCCAGTAGGTGTGGGGGCAGTCCATCCACACGGTCGGGTTGTGGGTGATGACCACTTCTCCGTGGTCATGGCAGAGCTGGCAGGGGGTCACGAGGCATCCTCGGAGTAGTAGCCGACGCACGCGCGCGCGTGAACGACGGCGAGGCTGAAGGCGTCGGTCATGGCGTCACTCGACCCCGGTTGCGAATCCCCGCAGAGGTCGCATTGCCAGTACCACCCGCTCGCTGTCTTGTAGACGTAGCGTCCAGATGTCGGCATTCCGGGCCAGCGCTCGCGCCCGGCGAGGTGCGCGGTTCCGGCCATCACATCTCTCCCTGCTGAAGGCGGGCGATGGTGAGCGCGTTGAGCGCTGCCGTCTCCTTCGCTTCCACGTACCGGTAGTGGAGCTCGGCGGCGAACTTCTCTTCCTGTGCGACCTGGAGTCTGTGCTCGAGCTCGGCGATCGATGTCATGTCTGGTTCCTTTCACCCATAGCAGGCCGTGCAGGCGCAGTGGGGGACGGTGATGGGCCGACGCGTGCACGCCGGTGTGGGGGTGTGTGGTGGCTGCCCTGGAATCGGGTTCGCGCACATGGGGCAGTCGGGATCAGTCGGTGCGATCGATGTCATAAATGTCACGGAGGGGTACGAGGCGGATGGGTCTGGTGTCGGCACGCTCCACCAGGACAGGAGGGATGCTATTCATGGTCATGCCGCCCCCGTGTCGCGGGCGATCCTCAACCGACGCTGACCGCGAGACTCGCGACCAGCCACGGCCGCGCGCTGGTCGAGCAGAATGCGCCACTGCGCAAGCCAACGCCACCGCGAGCGGCGGCAGAAGCGCAGCTGCGCGAACTCATCCTCCGCCTGCCAAGGCCCCGTGCCGCCCTTGCCGATGCGATACACGAGCAGATGGCGGCGACAGACCGGGATCAGTCCGTCTCGACCTTCGGCGTAGCCAGTCGAGCAGTACGCGAAAGTGACTGCGCGGCGGTCGCAGTCACCACCATCACAGGTACCCGACGCGACCGGGAGCATCGATCGGGAATCGAGGGTGAGGCTTTCGCCGTGAATGATCATCATGTCGTCTCCTTCGTTCGAACCCCGCTGCCGTTGCAGTCGAGGCATTCGATTTCGTCCTGGTAGTCGGTCCCCTTGCGGACCGTGTGGAAGCCGTATCCGAAGCAGGAACGGCAGTAGTCATGGATGGCCGGGTTCGGTCTTCGGTTCATCGCTCCCCCTCTAGAAATGGGTGAGGGCCGGGCTGATCCCCAGATCGCCCGGCCCTGCACTGGTCCGGCACCCCACATGCCGGTTTGGTGGTGGCAGTCCCCCAGGACTGTCCACCGTTCCCACACCCCCAGGAGTGGGAAGAACTAGGAGGGCTTTCGAGCTAGGCGATGCCCCTCTCGAATGACCCACTTCGGGCCTTGGCGCGCTCCCTTGGACGTGTTGCATCTCCAACAGGCCAATGCGCAGTTTCCCCACTCGTGCAGGCCTCCTCGCGAAACGGGAAGGATGTGCTCCAGGGTCGCCATGTTGCGAGGGCGGGTGTCCCGCTGCCCGATCTTGGTGAAGTACATCTCAACCCCGCAGTAGCAACAGAGGTCCCCATCCACGCTCCTCAGCGCCGCTTTGGTCACAGTGCTGTCATGAGGGCGACACGCGTAGCCCTGCCTACGCGCACGCGTCCGCGCCATGTAGGCCTGGACTCTCTGAGGGTTGCTTGCCTGCCACCGCGCGGCGTACTCCGCCCTGCACTGGTCGCAGCGCGTCTTGCGTCCGCCCTCTACATCAGTCCGAAGCGGGAAGCTGTCCAACGGCTTGGGCGTCGAGCATCCTGGGCACACTCTCAACCCGCCTGGCAGGTCAACGACCGGCGAGCGATGTGGTGTTTGATCACGAATCGGCTCATCCTCGCGGTACGACCCGTGCTTCCTCATCCTCTGCCGATGACCAGAGCACACGCCGCCCTTGTAGCTCGGCCGATCGCACCTATCGACGCTGCAAGGTCTCTCTCTTGGGAGTCGCTCCAAGATGGGGATCGATGCTTGGACATCCCCATGCCGTCTGTATCTGCCAAGGTGCGCCCTGCACCAACCTCTTTGATAGCGGCGACGAGTGCAGCCCGTCACAGCGCAGAAGGGATCTGATTCCATGCCAGCCTCCTGAGTCCCCGGTGCGATTCGAACGCACGCAACCCCATACGGCTCGGGGACGGCCACTAACCCTGTGGCATGGTTCCGGGCGACCAAACCCCGGCCAAGTCGACGCATCACCCCGCGCCTTGGTTCCGCCCGTACAGCTATGGCGGCGAACTGTCGATGTTGTTTCCTTCGACTCCACCCGGTTGCGTTCCTGAGGGGCCTGGGCTGCCTGCCCTACGGTCCATCCGTCCTCGTGCACCACAGGTTCACCGGTCCCCCACACGTCTTGTCGTGGGTTCTCCCTGATCCCGTAGCCCCCATCTGGGGGTGTCCGACCCCGTTGGCGTGGGGCCGGCATATCTTCACCGGTTGTGTGTGTTGAGTTATCAGCGCGCACCTGTTTCCGGGTACGCCGAGTAGCGCTACCCCCAGCGACGGGAGTAGAGCCGGATCCTGTTTCGGGGATCAGCCGGTGAAGTTCGCCAAACGATTCAGCACACGACGCGCATGATCGATCTGAGGCAGGGGAATGCCGGCGGCTTCATCGACCACCAGAAGCAGAACCTCGTCGCGGTAGTCGATCGGATCGCCAGCGGCATCGTCGCGGATCTGCATCAGGATCGGGTTGGTGGGGTTGGTCTGCGGGTACAGGGTGGAAGCGAACTGAGTCATCGGAAAGACCTCGACTCCCAGATCTCGCGCGCGAAGTCCAGAACGCCCAGCGGGAGAACGGGAAGCCCGTAGTACGGCTTGCCCGAACGTCCGGTCGGAATCTTCGCCTTGTGCTCGAACTTGACGCCCGCGCGCTTCCTGGCCTTGCGTGCGGCGTTGCTCATCGCGCACCTCCTGCGCTCTTGCATGCGCACGGACGACTGTCACGACGGTGACCAGAACCAGTCACCACGACCGGATCGGTTGCATCACGCTCAGCCCAGTACTGGGCCGACGCACGGAACTCCAGAACGAGCCAGCCGATCAGTGCGAACACGGCGCCACCGATCGCGAACCAGAGAGGCAGGGAGTCGATCATGACGCACCCCCTACGATCGGGTTATGGACACTCTCAGAGCGCGAATCCTCGCCATCTACAACGCCAACGTCGACGTTCGCAACGCTGACCCCTCCCTCGAGTTCGTCCAGATGGTCAGAGACGAGATGGATGCCGTCTGGGATGCCATCACCGCCATCGCCGACCACATCGACGCGTCGTCCGCGAAAGACTGACGACTGAGAGGCAGACGCCGCCGCGATCTCTTCACGCACGATCTCGCGGATACGCTCCTCCGACACGCTCATGACGAAACCTCCTGGTCTTCGGTGCGCTCCCAGTCGATGTGCCCCATGTCGTACCTGATCGGCCGCACATGGACACCCTCTGCTTCGATCGCGTCGATAACGCGCTTCACAATCCAGCGGATCATGACGCCACCGCCTGGTCCCGCTCGGGGAGCTTGTCGACGTACCGGTCGAGATCGGCCTTCAGAAAGAAGACCCTCTTGCCCTTGCCCACGGGGATGAGCTCCCCGGTCTTGCGAAGGTCATCGATGTCCCTCACCGAACGAGACAGGTAGTAGGCCGCAAGCTCGCGGGTGAACAGCGCGGGTGCGAACTCGATCCGTTGCACAACGCCGGCGCTCATTACTTCGGCTCCGGGATCTCGATGAGCCCGCCCTTGGGCGAGTTGAGCTTGACCACGGTCATGGATTTGCCCGCTCGACGCGAGTTCCACGCGCGGTAAATGGCGGACAGTTGTGCTCGACGATCGATGGTTCGACGGTTCCGCCGCGCGTCGGAGAAGAGGTTAGTGAGGGCGATCACGGGGTCCCCGAAACGGAGTCCGATCTTCTCAGCAGCGTCACGCCAGAAAGCGTCGGCGTCCTCGGGGCTCAGCTGCGCGAAGACCCAGTGAGTGTAGGCGACCATCGATGGTGCCACGTCGGTGCGCCTCGCGAACTTGGAGGCCACCGACGCGGATGCCTCCACCTCAGGGTGGGCATCGATCCAGGCCTGGAGGGTTGCGTTTGTGAACTTCCCCCCGCCTGCGGTGCGCCCGGTCGTGACGTGCATTGCGATGTTCGCAGCAGCCGCTGTGATGACGTTGTTCTTGTGTCCCTGGATCTTGAGGTTGTCCGCGACGCTTCGCTTGGCGCCAGAGTCCATCGTCATCTGCGCCGACTCATTGATGCCGAACATCACCAGCATCTTCACGGTGATGTTCGCCCGGAGGATCGCGTGCAGCCGGTTCTGACCGTCGAGCAGCTTCTCGGGTCCGGTCGGGTCACCAGAGAAGCGGATCGCATCGCCGTTGAGAGCCCATCGGCCGGCGAGCATGTCGCGGGCGTACGCAGCGATCGCGTGTGGCTTGAGATCACGGTTGGCGACGTTGAGACCGAGCCAACGCTGTGCGAGGTCTGGGCTGACGTCGATGATCTCGAGGGTGGGGCCGGTTGCAGTGCGCGGCGACTTAAGCTCGGATACGATGGCAGTGTTCATTTCGATCAGCTCTCTTCCTGGTTGATTTCGTCGAGCAGGTCCTGGCAGACCTCGACGGTGAACATGAGGTGGCCACGGATCAGCCCGGCCACCTCTTCTTTGTTGCGGCTGAAACGGTCGTCTTCACGAATGTTCTGCAGACGCTGAGCGATCTTGCGCAGGTCCCATCCCACGTTGCGGGCGCTGTCAGTGAGCGGCTTGCGTCGGGGAGCGCTTGGGGCCGCCTTGCTATAGGTCTTGCCATCAAGGCCCGTGCGCGCATGAGGCTTGGGCGTAGCCGATTCGAACTGTTCAGCGAACCTCTGGTAACCGTCCGCGATCTCGTCGCCAAGAGCATCGCGAACCGCGTCGACATGGAGCGGCAGTATCTCTCCGGTTTCAGGGTCAAGGGTTCCCGCGGTGATCATCTCCCGCTGGATATCCTCGGCGGACCGCACGGGTACCCGAGGCGGCGCGTCAGGTGTCCCAATTTGGGACACCTGACGAAGGTCGCTCGTGACCGTGTTCTTCGACGCCCCCGTGACGCTGGCGATGGCGCGGGTGGTCATGCCCTGGCCGGAAAGCCACTGCACGACCTCGCGGCGGTCGCCTCGGGCTAGCCTCAGCGGCTCCTCCCCCATGACGTCAGCGAGGTATGCGGTCCAGGATGCATACCCCAGAGCGACGTGCGCCTTGCCGTCCTGCGCCTCGGCGACCAGTCGTTGCAACTTGTCTACGCCATCACGGACAGACATCGCCGTGTAGCGGATCCTCTCAGTGATGCGAAGGGCATCGGCTTCGCTCATGATCGCGATGTCGACGGAGCTCATGCCGCTTCCGCCTCGACCGTCGCGAGGATATCCAGAGACCATCCGGTAAGAAGCGCCAGCTTCGAGAGCAACACGGTGCCGAGTGCACCCGTGTCATAGGCGCGGGTTACGGTCGAGACAGCAACCTGCAGATGCTCTGCCATCGCGGTTGCATTGAGCGTCCCCTTGAGGCGACCCCGTTCGTGCATCCAGCCGTTCTCTGATGCGATCCGTTCAAGGACCACGGGGCTGATGCGAAGCATCGGAACCTCCTTTGTCTTCCGTTCGATACAACCTGTTGCGTCCAACATACACACCTTGTCTGTTGCTCGCAACAGTCACGCGGCTTGACTTTACGTTGCGTGCGCGCAACACTTGGTGCATGACCGAAACCGATCAGGCAAACAGCTGGGGAGCATGGCTCGCCACAAAGCTCGATGAGCGCGAGTGGCGACAGGCCGACCTCGTCCGCGAGTCAGGAGGCCTGATCAAGCGCGATCGCGCTAGCAAATGGCTCAGCGGGAACGAGCGCCCGAGCCATAGGCTCGCCATTGTCGTTGCAAACACCCTCGACCTGCCGCATGAGGAGGCTCTTGAAGCCGCCGGCTTCACTGCGGAGTCTTCGAAACGCGAGAAGGATCTCGATGAAGCGCTCGCTCAGATCGATCGCCAGTTCGGGGCGGGCGGAACCATGACCCTTGCCCATCGGCAGGAGCGAACCCCGTCGCTTACTCGGCTTGAGCTTTTCCGTGAGCTCGATCAACACCCGGACTATCTGATCCTTCAGTACCTTGCAGAGCGTGCTCTTCGCAGCCGCTACCGGACCGATGTCGGCCAACCTGCCGGTGATGTCGGTGACTCCGCCGATGATGTGGAGGAGCGCGAGAGGCAGCAGGCTGAGTACGCCAGAGCGGCACGCGCACGTTCAAGGGATCGGGGGGAGGACCTGCTGTGAAGGTCGAGCAACTGTACGAGATGGCTGACATGCTCGGCGTCGCCGTCGAGCACACAGACCTCTCCCACCTGGGACGTGACGGTGACTACGACCTGAAGACGAACACGATCCGACTTCAGGAAGGGATGGCGTCCCGCCTTCTACGGTGCGTATTCGCACACGAGCTTTGCCACGCGGTGTTCGGTGACGTCACGTCGAAGTTCGGCCCGGTGAACGCTAAGCAAGAGCGGCGGGCAGACGAATGGGCAGCGCTCCGACTCATCGATCACGACGACTACCGCTTGGCCGAGGATCACCACGATGGAAACGTGCAGCTCATGGCGCAGACTCTCGACGTCGTCGATGACATTTTGACCGCGTATCAGCGAGTGCTCCTGCGGATCGGGGAGACTGTCTATGTCGGCCCACGGATGGGTGAGGGCCAGTGGGCCGCCAAGGTCTCGGCCTGACCCGTTGACGCAGAAAAGCCCCCGACATATACGTGTCGGGGGCTTCGTCTGCCTACTTGTCGAACGCGGCCTGGAAGTGGGCTCCGATCGCTTCGAGCGCCTTGCGTGCCTCTGCGGACGATACGTGCTGGTATCCGCGGGTGGTTCGCACGTTGACGTGGCCGACGATCTCGCCGATGACTTTCGCGTCGACACCGAGTTCCATCAGCACTGTGGCTGTGGTGTGGCGCGCGAAGTGCGTCGTGGGCGTTGGTGGAGTCCCGTTCGGCCGGTCCTTCGGTGGCAACGCCTGCTCTGCGGTGATCACACCAGCCTCGAGAAGAATCGACCTCCACTCAACCTGGTCTTGCTCGGCCGTGATGGGAGAGCCATCGTCGTTGTGCCAGACGAGTCCGTGAGGGTTCGGGCGGGCGTCGGCGGCGAGGTACTTCGTCAGCTCCGCTTCCAGTGCGGGGATCAGGGGGAACGTCCTCGGCCTGCCGGACTTCGGACGGACGATGCAGAGCCGACCGTCGAGCTGACGGTGCGTGAGCCCGGCGCCGACCATCAGCCGTCTACTGGGGCATGAGCCGGCGCGCTCCTTGCTGCACGTCCCCGCGCACCCGTGTTTGAACCGCACCTCCGAGAGCGACCACTGGACGGTGAACTCGTGTCGCACAAGATCGATGCTGTCCAGCGTCGCCCCTAGCCGCTCTCCCTGCCGCATTCCGGTCAGGACAGCGAACCACCAGCGCACACCATCCGGGCGCCGCAGGGCGGCTTGCAGCACCCGTAGAGCCACATCTGTGTCCAGAGCGCCACGCGCCCCGTCTCCAACCCCAGGCGGCGTGACGTCGGCGGCGACATTCTTGGAGCAGACGCCATCCAAGCGAGCGGCATCGAGCATCGACGACATGACCGCGTGTACCTTCTGTGCGGATGAGATCGCCCTGCCTGCGTCGGTCACGGCAAGCGTGACGGCACGGATGTCAGATGGCCTGAGTGCGGAGATCCGCTTCTTCCTCAGCGGCGGCACGATCCACTTGTTCACGGCCGACTCGTACCCGGCGAGAGCTGCGGGCTTCATCTTCGGTTCGCAGATCGTCCTGAGCCAGTGCTCGGCCCACTTCTCGACGGTCATCGTCTTGTCGAGCGGGGCGCCGTGCTCGTTCACTTCTGCCCGAAGGGCGTCGAGCTTGTCCCGCGCCTCCTTCTTCGTGCGCCCCGTGACGTACTTCTGCTTGCGGCGTCCGTCTGGGTGGAAGCCGACGTCGATCACGCCACGCCAGTGGCCCCGCGACTTGATCTCGTACAGACCGCCGTCGCCGTTGCTGCGAACCTTTGGCAT